AAATACTGCAGTAATACTTGTTTCGTGTACAGCATCTCCAACATTAAACCACTGGGGTTCATCGTATATTATGGATGGTGGCTTTGATACAGACCGCGGATATTACTTTAACTATTCAGCATTGAATAACACGATTCCTGCCGGAGGTGATGCTTCGGTGTTCTTTGTAAGATTGGCTCCTGCAGTAAGTAACTCTATTGCTGGTAATCTAGGAGAACGTGATTTGCTAAACAGATCATCGATGCTTCTACAAAAATTACAAGTTCAATCTTCACAAGCTGTACAAGTTTATGGTATTTTGAATCCAGGTAATATTAATTCAGGCACTCTTACATGGCAATCAGTTAATACCGTTGCATTAGGATCTCAGCCTTCATTTGCTCAAATTTCAACCAGCAGTTCTACAACAGCTACTCCAGGCGAACAGATTTTTGCTACACTAGGGCAACCCAACGGTTTTTCTGAAATTGACCTTTCAAACTTGAAAGAATTATCAAACTCAGCAATTGGTGGTTATAATAACTTCCCTGATGGACCTGATGTTCTAGCAATTGTTGTAAATAATTTGTCATCTAGTAGTGCAGATGTTAACTTAAACTTATTCTGGTCAGAAGCGCAAGCATAAATAGAATAAAGATTTAGAGGAAAAATAATGGCAACTCAGGTACAGTTTAGACGAGGCACCACAACGCAAAATAATGCGTTTACTGGAGCCATCGGTGAGATTACATATGATACAGAAATTGAAACACTAAGGCTCCACGATGGATCCACTGCCGGTGGCGGTGCAATTGTTGCTACTACCACTGCTAGCCAAACGCTTTTAAATAAAGTATTAAGTACTGGATCAACTTGGGAAGGTGGTATTATCGATCTTGCCTATGGTGGTACTGGAGCTGCATTAACGGCTGCTGCTGGTGGTATTGTTTATTCGACTTCAGATGCAATGGGTATTTCCTCGGTCGGCGCATCTGGTCAAGTTCTTACCTCTGGCGGAACAAATGCTCCTACTTGGGTAAATGCTTCTGCTCTTACTGTTGGTACCTCTACAGTTGCTACGACTGCTACAAACATTGAAGGTGGTTCTTCTGGTTATCTAGTTTATCAGGTTTCCGAAGATAATACTGGCTTTATTACTCCTGGACAATCTGGATTCGTTTTAAGATCTACCGGCGCTTCTACAGCTCCAAGCTGGGTTACATCTGCTATTACAATTGGTACAACTGAATTACAAGTTGGAGATACTGGTGATACATTTAGTGGTTTAGATCAATTAAACGCTACTGGCACAAGCCATTGGACAATTCCAGCTGGTACTACTGCACAAAGACCAGTTACTCCAGCAGATGGTCAAATTCGATATAACTCTACAATCTCTAGTTTTGAAGGTTATGGTCCTGGTGGAGCATGGGGTTCACTTGGCGGTGTAAAAGATGTTGATCAAGATACTTACTTGCTTACTGAAACATCAGCAGGATCTGATGAAGATACCTTTAGTTTCTATAATGCTAATACTTTAACGGCCACACTAACAGAAACTACTTTTACATCTAAAGTAGACGTAGATTTTGATCTTACACTAAACGTTGATGGTAATACCACATTAGGCGGAACATTAGACGTAACTGGAACAAGCACATTTACTGGCGATATGACAGCTGGTAATATTGATTCAACTACTTTAGATACTACTGGCAATGTTACTGTTGGCGGTACTCTTGGAGTTACCGGAGCAGCTACACTTTCAGATGATCTAACAGTTCAAGGTAACCTTACAGTATCAGGTACTACAACAACTGTAAATACCGAAACTATTAACCTTGCAGATAATATCATTACACTTAATAGTAATGAAGCTGGTACACCTTCTCAAAATGGTGGTTTTGAAATTGAACGTGGAACATCAACCAATGTTTCAATTAGATGGAATGAATCTACAGACATTTGGGAGTTTACCAAAGACGGTTCTACGTATAGCCCGATTGCTGATTCTGCCGATGTTAGAGGTTACTTATCGGCTTCTGATGGTATTACATATAACTCTTCTACTGGCGCATTTACAATTACTGATACTGGAGTAACAGCTGGATCCTATGGTTCAGCTTCACTTGTTCCAGTAATTACAGTTAATGCAAACGGGCAGATCACTTCTGCTTCTACAGTATCAGTTGCAGGTGTTACTGACTTTGATTATAATACGTCAACTGGTGTATTAGATATTGATACAGCCGATGGTCAAAACTTTGCAACTACGGTTACGTTAGGACCATTTGATACTGCAGATCTTGCTGAAGGAACTAACCTTTATTATACAGATGCTAGAGCAAGAGCTTCAATCTCTGTTACAGACTCTGGCGGTGATGGTGGATTATCTTATAACTCTTCTACTGGTGTAATAACTTATACTGGGCCTTCTGCCGCAGAAACAAGAGCTCATGTTTCAGTAACTGATAATGGTGGATTTGGCGCTCTATCATACTCAAGTTCAACCGGTGTAATTTCATATACTGGTATCTCAACTGAAGAGATTCAAGATGTTGTTGGTGCAATGGTATCAACAAATACAGAGTCTGGTATTGCTGTAACATATGATGATACCAATGGTAAATTAAACTTTGATGTTGCTGATCCAACTATTACGCTAACAGGTGACGTTAGTGGTTCTGCCACTATGACAAATCTTGGCAATGTTAGTATTACTGCTACTGTTGCTAATGATTCTCATACTCACGATGGTAGATACTTTACTGAAACTGAATCAGATAGTAGATTTGCAAGATTAGCTACTGCAAATACATTTTCGCAAGAACAAACATTTGATCAAGGTTATAAATCAGCTGTTCCATTTAATTATGTTAAATCTACGGTTGATACAAATACTACTATTTCAGCAGCTGCTGGATATAATATTCAGGCAGCAACATCTGTTATTGAAGTTTCAAATGGTGTGACTTTAACTATTGCTTCCGGAGCAACTGTAACAATTTAACTTTTATAAATAATAGAAATATTAAAGGATAGGAAAATGAGTAAATTAATCGTAACTACAATAGAATCATCAGGCACTACTCTTACATTAAATGATAATACCACAGTAAGTGGTACTCTTACAGCAACAGATGTTAATACATCTTCTGATATTGCGCTTAAGCAAGATATTACAACAATTCCAAATGCAAGTGAAATTCTTTCATCACTTCGAGGTGTTAACTTTGAATGGAAAAAAGATAACAAAGAATCTATTGGTGTTTTAGCTCAAGAAGTAGAAGCTGTTTTACCGCAAATTGTTGCTACTGATGCAAATGGGCTTAAAGCTGTTAATTATGCGGCTCTTACTGGAGTTCTCATTGAAGCAGTAAAAGATTTACAAGCTCAGGTAGCAAAACTTTCTAAATAAGGCAACTCAATGGCAAATCCAAATACAAGACAAGAATTAATTGACTACGCTCTTCGTCGTTTGGGCGCGCCGGTTATTGAGATTAATATTGACGATGATCAAATAGAAGACCGTGTTGACGATGCTTTGCAATTTTATCAAGAGTATCATTCAGATGCAACGATGCGTGTCTATCTAAAGCATCAAATTACTGCTGACGATGTAACTAATAAATACATTACACTAAACGATAATATTTTGTATGTGAAGCGTGTATTTCCTATCGGCGATTCACAATCATCTATTAATATGTTTTCTGTAAAATACCAAATGCATTTAAATGATCTTTACGATTTATCGTATGTTGGCGATCTAATGTATTATGAAATGGTTCAACAGTACGTTTCATTATTAGATATGAAACTAAATGGCAACGGTGAGTTTGTTCGTTTTAATAGGCATATGAACCAATTGCACTTAGATTTAGACTGGGAATCAGACGTAAAGGAAAACGACTACGTCATTGTAGAATGCATGCGTATCGTAGATCCCTCAACGTATTCTGATGTCTATAACGACATGTTTCTTAAACAATATGTTACAGCTTTGATTAAACAACAATGGGGTGCAAACCTTATTAAGTTTGAAGGTATGCAACTTCCAGGCGGTGTAACTCTAAATGGTAGACAGTTATTTGATGACGCTACAGAAGAAATTAGTCAAATTAGAGAACAGATGCAATTAAATTATGAAATGCCTGTAGATTTTTACATAGGATAATACAATTGGCTACTAACGTATACTTCTCACAAAAGGTAAAAGCCGAGCAAGATCTATACGAAGATATTGTCATCGAATCCTTAAAAATGTATGGACAAGATGTGTATTATCTTCCTCGGACAGTCGTGCAAGAAGACACGATTCTTAATGAAGATATTGAGTCTGTATTTGCAGATGCTTATATTATTGAAATGTATATTGCCAATATCGATGGCTTTGAAGGTGACGGTAATTTACTTTCTAAGTTTGGTGTCGAAATTAGAGATCAAGCGAACTTTATTGTATCAAGAAAACGCTGGAATCAATATATTGGTGTTCAGCAGACAGGCACAAATCTTGGATTAAGACCGGCCGAAGGTGATTTAATATATCTTCCTTTATCCAAGTCTTTGTTTGAAATTAGATTTGTAGAACATGAATCACCATTTTATCAATTATCAAATCTTCCAACATATACTCTTCAATGTGAATTATTCGAATACTCTGGTGAGCAAATTCAAACCGGCTTGTCAGATATTGATACAGCAATGGAAGATATATCACAACAAATTGTATTAGTTATCAACAATTCAAATGGAACAGAATTTACAATTGGTGAAGATATTCAACAAGAAATTGGTGTAACAGGCGAATACGTAACAGGTAGAGTAGTTTCTTATGAGACTATTGATGCTACTAGTAAGAAATTATTTGTCACTGGATGGGCAACAACAGACAGTAAATACCATGAATTTACCACAAGTGTTATTGATGGAAATACATCTGGTGCTCAATGGACCGTGACTGATGTTTATAATATCGACGATCCAATTGCGAATAAAGCTCTTAATGATCCTCAATCACGCAACCAAGAGTTCGAGGTAGAGGCTGAAGGAATTATAGATTTCTCTGAATCTAATCCATTCGGTGATATTGGGAGTTAATAATGTTATCAGATCATTTTTATCATGCAGCAATTAGACGAACTATTGGAGCTTTTGGCACTATCTTTAATGATATAAAGATTATGCGCAAGGGAACCGACGGTGAAGTAAAAAATATAATGAGAGTTCCATTAGCATATGGACCTAAGCAAAAGTTTCTTGCAAGATTAGAATCACAAGCATCACTTACAGATCCAAAGGTTGCAATTAAGCTTCCCAGAATGTCTTTTGAGATTACATCACTTGCGTACGATGCAGCATCTAAATTACCTAAGATGAATCAAATTGTTCGTGGATCTGGAACTACAAGAGATGCAATTTATACATATTCTCCGTATAATATGGGTATCCAATTATCAATTATGGCAAAGAACCAAGATGATGCTCTGCAAGTGATTG